CCGGCAAACAGTCTGTGCGTATCCTACCAAACTTCGCGTTGTCCAGCGATCCACTTGAACAGCCGTTTGTGCCCCTCGACTTCTACTACGAATTTGGTGGTACGCTGCTGTCACTTGCCCAGTTCGACGAGGACGATCCCATTAAAGCATTTCACGATGAACTTTTGCGTAAGCCGGGTGAGCGTGGTGAGTTGTGGGAAGAAGCCAAACCGTTCCGTGCGTCACAACGCATTTACGTTCCAATCTTGGTGCGTGGACTCGAAGGTGAAGGCGTGAAGTTCTGGGGCATTGGTATCATGGTTTATCGGAAATTGCGTGCGTTGTATGATGATGCAGAATGGGGTTGCATCCACGATTTGAAAGAAGGTGTTGACATCACCGTCGAGTTTACGCCATCGCCGGATCGCAATAATCCTAAGAACGCCAAGACCGAGGTAACACCTTCGCGTAAGTCCAGCCCGGCTACTACCGATGCTGCGTTACTTGAAGCGGTCAAACAAATGCCCGACATTACGAAGGTGTTCAAGAAGCCGACGTATGCCGAGTTGAAAACGGCATTGACCCGGTACCTGAATTCCGCTGAACAGCCGGTGAAAGAACCGGAAAAGCCAGCGATTACGAGTAAGAAAAACGACATTGACGACGTAAGCAAGGCGTTTGATGAAGTTTTTCCTTCGACGCGACAAGAACCGTCGGCAGACGATCTTCCGTTTTAGTGTGATAGTGCGTTAGTGTCGGGGTCGGGTAACAATGCCCGACCCCATTTTTAACCTCCAAATTACCAAAAATGGCCAAACCTCTATTGACTATACCGAATAAGACTAAAAGCACTAAAGAAGGTACGCTGGATGACCTCGCTTCCGATGTCCTTGCCGGACTGAACAGTAAATTTAAAGATATGCCAAATGCGTTCGTGCATCTATCGGACGCGGTATTGGTCAATGAATGGGTATCGTCTGGTTCGGACATCCTTGACTTGGCCATTTCGAATCGACCTAATGCAGGACTTGGATATTCTACGTTTGTGGAAATATCTGGTCTTCCGGGCAGCGGAAAATCATTGTTAGCTGCACATATTCTCGCGGAAACGCAGAAACAGGGCGGACTTGCGGTACTTTTTGACACCGAAAAGGCAATCGGTATGCTCGATTTCTATCGTTCCGTAGGACTGGATGTGAACAAAGCGTTATATAGCGACAAACTGCGTGCCTTGGAGGATATATTTTTGGCGATGGAAACGATCATCGAAAAGTATGTCAAATCTGGGCACGACCGCCGCATGACCATTGTTGTGGACAGTGTGATGGGTGCGACAACGAACGCCGAACAGGAAGCGGATTATGAATCTGGTGGCTATGCGACCGCGAAGGCCAAGGTGTTGTCGATTGCGATGCGTAAGTTACCGTCGCTGATTGTCGGTCGTAATATCCTGATCGTATTCATCAACCAGTTGAAGGAGAACCTGAACGCTATCGGTTTTGGTGCCGATCCGTACAAGACGACTGGTGGTACGGCCATTCCGTTTACGAGTCACGTCCGACTCCGCACCAAGGTCATTAAAGCATTAAAATTAGATAGTCGACCTTACGGTTCGGTGGTCGAGGTCAAAGTAGTCAAAAACCGTCTTGGACCGAATGGTCGTGCGGTACTACTCAATATCCACTACGACTCCGGGATTGACAATTATGGATCGTGGTTGACGTGCCTTAAAGAGTTTGGCATCGTCCGGACAACTGGATCGTTCTATGTCTACGACTTCAAAGACCAAGAAACCGGCGAAAAGTCCAAGATTCAGTTCCAGTCCAAGGATTTCCGAAAGTTGTTGGAAGAAAATCCGCAAATAAAGGAAGAATTTTACTCACAAATTTGCGACAAATACATAATGAAATACCGCGTCAACGAGGACTACGGGATCGACGACGTTCAACTTTCAGAAATAGACGAAGATTAATGAACGCAAAATATCTCGACATATTATCGAAGATGGAAACCAAGCGTAACGACGGTGATAAGGTACTGATTATCGACGGTACCAACACCTTCTTACGGATTTGGTCATCGGTTCCGTTCATGGCGGAAAACGGTGAGCACATGGGCGGGATCGTTGGCTTTTTGAGGTCAATAGGATCAAACATTCGTGACTATGATCCAACTCGGTGCGTCATTGTCTTTGACGGTAAAGGTGGTAGTCAGCGGCGTAGGAAAATCTATTCGGAATACAAGCAGCATCGATCCGGTAAGTACAACATCCGCCGGGAAGAATACAAGTCGGTTGAAGATGAGCAGGTGAGTATGCGTAGGCAAATGGCTCGACTGATCGAATATCTGGACTTATTACCTGTTACGGTTGTTTGTCTGGATAACATAGAAGCGGATGACGTGGTGGCCTACATGACACAGGATTATTTTGTTGACCTCAAAGTGCGTATCGTATCAACCGACCGCGACTTTCTCCAACTGGTTTCTGACCGCGTTGAAGTCTGGTCGCCCGTCAAGAAGAAACTGTACACGCCGGACGTCATTCGTGACGAATTTGGGTTTCATCCAGACAATTACCTAATATACCGAGCCTTGACCGGTGACGAATCCGACAACATTAACGGCATCAAAGGAATTGGCCTTAAGACGCTGCTGAAGGCGTTCCCCGAATTAGTGGACAAAACATACGACGTTGACGAGATCGTTCAACTGGCGGCTTCTAACGGGCGTTCTGGGGCAATCGTTCGGTCTGTTTTGGAAAACCGCCAACTACTTGAGCGTAACGTTCGGTTGATGCAACTTTCGGACGTGGATATATCGGGTCAAAGTAAGATCAAAATCTTGGATATAGTGAAGCAGGTAGTCAACCGGGCGGCTAACGAACTGTTCAAGCGGAAACTGCTTGAAGACTATCTTGGTCAGGCGTTTAAGTACCCGGATGACTGGTTGAAGAACACGTTTGGTCGTTTGAATCGTTTTCAAGGTCAATAACAAAAACAAATGAACAGCAAACCAACTCATATAGACCCTATAACTGATGTAATCATTCCTGTATTAAAAAATAGGACATTTGATATTGTCTTTGATAAAGAATGTAATTTTGACCCGAAACTTAGGCTGTATATTGTGGGAAAACATAGATTTTCAGAGGAATTTATAGAAGATTTGCGAAGTAATCCAGACTATTACCTAAACTTATTCAGCAATTCATGCACATAGCCAAATGGTCTAATTTGCTTGTATATTGAGTATTTTTAAGATACTGACCTTCAAGGTCAATAACAAAAAACTATGTCAGACACACTAAATACATACGGATACAAATTTCAAGTAAAGGTTATGTCAGCTATGTTGACAGACCGAGAATACACCGCACAGATATATGACATATTAGACCCGGATTACTTTGAATCGGAATCATTAAAATTCATCATCAAGTCAACGCTTGCATACTTTCGTGAATATCGGAAGATGCCGACGGCTGATGTGTACAAGGTTCAGATAACGAACCTAACAGACGACCTGCATAGAAAAGAGTGTATCAAGTCCATCCAAGACGTTTGGAAGGAACTGGATTCGAGTGACCTGCAATTCGTCAAGGAAACATCACTTGACTTTTGCCGAAATCAGGAGTTGAAGAAGGCCATCATCAAATCGGTGGATTTGCTGAAAGAAGGCAAGTACGATGCGATAAAGACGACTATCGACCGGGCCATCAAAGCGGGTATGTCCACATCACTCGGTATAGACTACTTAAAGGATATTGACTATCGATATTCGCTTGAGGCTGAACCGCCGCGTGTACCTACCGGCTGGAAAGTGTTTGACGATTTGATAGGCGGCGGACTTCCTCGTGGGAAACTTGCCGTTATATCGATGCCATCAGGGTACGGTAAGTCGAACTTCTTATGTCACGTTGCTGGTCACGCGTTGAAGATGGGCTTCACGGTGTTCTATTATACACTCGAACTTGACGACCGGTATGTAGCCCGGCGTATCGACGCAAACGTAACGGGTATTTCGCTTGACCAACTATCGGTCAGCATGACCGAGATCAAAAACCGGCTATCCAAACTGTCCGGTAGATTGTTCGTTCAGGAATACCCAACCAAGCGTGCATCGGTCACTACGATAAACGCACACATCGACAAGATGGAATTACTTGGCGTTAAGCCGGATTTGGTGATAATTGACGACCCGGAACTACTTAGGTTCAGCGACCGCAAGGAACTTCGCAAGGATGAATTAGTGCAGGAATTATACGAAGAAATCCGGGGGTTGGGCAAGGAAAAGGGCTTTGCAACGTGGGTTCCGTCACAATCGAACCGAACGGCGTTACAGCAAAAGGGTATTGCGGGTTCGGAGTCTATTTCGTCATCATACGGTAAGATTTTCACGGCGGATTTGGTGGTGTTCGGGGATCGACGCGGTAAGCACAAAGTGAACGGCACGGCGGAGTTCAAGATCGAAAAGTCGCGTCTTGGCCCGGACGGGATGACGCTTCCTGCCAAGATGGACACGGCAAAGGTATTCATCGAAATGTTCGAGCCGGTTAACGAGGAAATTGAAGATGAAGATGCGTATAAGCGTGAATCGTTGCGGCAAAAGTATGAAGCTATGGTGAACAATAAGCGACAAGAACCTAACTACGATTTCTAAGGTCAATAAAACAAAAAAATGAGCAAACCAATAAGCGAAGTGACGTGCGAAGATTGCATGGAAATGATGTCCAGATACCCGGACAAGTATTTTGAACTGGCTATTGTTGATCCTCCGTATGGAATTGGTGCAGACCAAAAAAGAGGCGATACCGGACGTAATGGGCATATAAAACAAAGGGATTACCACATAGGAAACTGGGACAAAGGAATACCAACTCCAGAATATTTTTCAGAGATAAAAAGGGTTTCTAAAAATCAAATAATCTGGGGCGGTAATTACTTTTTAGACCATTTAGGAAACACAAGTTGCTTTATAGTTTGGGACAAGGACAATGGCGAAAACTTGTACGCCGATTGTGAACTTGCTTGGACATCATTTAACACATCGGTTAGAAAATTCCGCTTCAAGTGGCACGGGATGCTTCAAGAAAACATGAAAGCAAAAGAGCATCGGATACACCCTACTCAGAAACCAGTTGCCTTATACGATTGGCTTTTGAAAAACTACGCCAAACCCGGCGATAAGATATTGGATACGCATTTAGGTAGTGGTAGCAGTCGCATCGCTGCGTACAAGATGGGTTTTGATTTTTGGGGATGTGAGATAGACGCCGACTATTTCAAGGCTTCATGTGAACGGTTTGAACGTGAAGCATATACAGTATCGGCTACGAACGATTACTTTTAAAGGTCAATAACAAAATGAAATTGAAACTAAAGAGTGGCGAATCATTGCTATTTAATTGCAAAAATGGTGATGTAATTGAGTGCTTTAGGCAACGATTTATCGTAAACTTCGCTGATAAGAACACATATCTATCATTCAGACAAAAACAGAATCGTGTATTTATAGAAACTACTGGTGGTAGAGTTGAATTAGTATTTACTGGCGTTGTTCACTCATTGGAATATGACAGTTTTTGCAAGGATCAATTAATACTAAAGACAATCCAAGGTCAATAAAATAAACAAAAGGAGCAACACATTGGACATAACACAGAAAATTCTATCCGATATAGTCGTACACATGAAGTACGCCCGGTATCTACCGGAAAAACAACGTAGGGAAACGTGGGAAGAATTGGTGCAACGCAACATGGATATGCACATATCCAAGTTTCCACAGTTAAAAGATGAAATCCGGTCGGTATATAAGGACTATGTATTGACCAAGAAGGTACTCCCGGCTATGCGGTCTATGCAGTTTGCTGGTAAGCCCATTGAACTTGCACCAACCAGAATCTTCAATTGTTCGTTTTGTCCGGTAGACGATTGGCGAGTATTTTCCGAAATACTATTTTGTTTGTTAGGGGGTACAGGCGTTGGTTATTCTGTTCAGCGACATGATGTCGAAAAATTGCCCGAAATACGCAAGCCAAATCTCAACCGAACCCGTAGGTATCTGGTTGGTGACAGTATCGAGGGTTGGAGCGATGCAATTAAAATGCTGTTCAAGAACTATTTTTTTGGTGGGCCTAAAATCGTGTTTGACTATCGTGACATCCGCCCGAAGGGTGAGCGACTAATAACGTCGGGCGGTAAGGCACCCGGTCCACAACCGCTGAAGGAATGTATAGTCAAGATCGAAGGTATTTTAGATTCTAAACGGGACGGTGACAAGTTGACCAGTTTGGACGTGCATGATTGCATTTGCCACATCGCTGATGGCGTTCTGGCCGGTGGAATCCGGCGTTCTGCCCTTCTGGTATTATTCAACGTAGACGATGACGAAATGTTATCCTGTAAAACGGGTAACTGGTGGGAACTAAATCCACAACGCGGCCGGGCAAACAATAGTGCAGTCTTGGTTAGGCACAAACTGACCCGCGAAGCATTTGATTTGGTGTGGGATCGACTTAAAAATAGCGGGTCTGGTGAGCCGGGAATCTTCCTGACTAACAATGATTTGTGGGGAACAAACCCGTGCGTCGAAGTCTCCCTACGTCCATTTCAGATGTGCAACCTGACCGAGATCAACGCATCGGATGTGGTCGACCAAGACGATCTAAACGCTCGTGCGAGGGCGGCTGCATTCATCGGGACGTTGCAAGCGTCATATACGGATTTCCACTACTTGCGGCCTATTTGGCAGCGGACGGTGGAAAAGGATGCCTTGTTGGGCGTTGGAATGACTGGCATTGCCTCTGGCAAGGTCAATAACTTAAATCTAACCGAAGCCACCAACGTAGTGACGACTGAAAACAAACGGGTAGCAAAAATAATTGGAATACGTCCGTCTGCCAGAACAACTTGTGTAAAGCCGAGTGGAACCACGTCAACGGTACTTGGCTGTTCGTCTGGAATACACGCGTGGCATTCGGACTATTACATCCGACGTGTTCGGGTGAACAAGAATGAATCCATATACACTTACTTGTCTATATATCACCCGGAACTGTTGGAAGATGAGTATTTCCGTCCACATGATACGGCTGTAATATCTATACCCCAACGTGCTCCAAATGGTTCTGTTACGCGGGAAGAAAGTGAGATTGAATTATTGGAACGCGTCAAGAAGTTTTATACCGAGTGGATCAAGCCGGGTCATGTATCTGGAGACAATACGCACAATGTATCGGCAACTATATCGGTTCGTGACGAAAATTGGGATTCAGTTGGTGAATGGGTATGGGAAAATCGGGATTCGTTTAGCGGATTGTCGTTCCTTCCGTTCAGCGACCATACTTACAAACAAGCCCCATTTGAAGATATTACCGAAGATGAGTTTAATAGGCTGGTACAGACTTTAAAAGATATTGACCTTACAAAAGTGATAGAACTTGACGATAACACCGACCTACGCGGCGAAGCGGCTTGTTCAAATGGACAATGCGAAATTCAATAACAATGAAAACAATAGACGATCAAACACAACTCACCACATACACTATCCCGGAAATGTGCTTCGGTATCATGGAACAAGGACGAATCACGTTCCACCGGGTCAAAGTTCTGTTAACGGCAGAAAGTGATGACTACAAGATACGCGGCGTAGTAGACCCGGTAGACTGGTTCGCTAAGATGCTAAACGACAAACTGTTCGTCCCTTCATCGGAAACGGTTGGTGATATTGAACAGTTTGTCGACTGTA